ACCGCGCCGTGCTGGAGGCCATCTACGAGAACGGAGACAGCGATGAGTGACATCCGGCGGTGGGAGGACGACTACTTCCGTTACGAGGGGGACCAGATGACAGAGGACCCCGAGGGCAGGTTCGTCCTCTACACCGACCACGCGGAGGCGGTCGCCGCTCTGACCTCGTTCGCAGTCAAGCAGATCATGGGCGAGGAGGAGGACACACGCCGCGACCTGCTCGCCTCCTATGAGCAGGGCAAGGTAGATGAGCGGAAGAGGTCAGTCCTGCTTATCGCTGACGCCTACAAGCAAGGTCGTGAGCAGGGCCAGCGGGACATGCTAGCCAAGTGCATTGAGGTTGTTGACCAAGGCGATGCCGGATGGTGCCCTGACTGCCACAACAGCGACGCAATCAGGTGCCTAGAAGCCCTACAGGAGAAGCCATGAGCCTGAACGACTGGAACGACGGTTGGATTGAGGGACGCAAGGCAGGCATTGAGGCGTGCATTGCAGCAGTAGACGATTACTTTGATCGCGGAGAGTGCAGTCCAGCGCAACTAATGGACGACCTACATGCCCTACTTAGCAACGATTCTGTACCCGATCCTGCAAGCAAGGAGAAGCCATGAGTATTTGGAGTAGCATACAAGGTGAAGATCCACCCGTGTATGAGGGAGGAGAGGGATCACACATTGATCCCGATGGTTGGTTCGACGTTGCGGTGTCATGCCTAGGAGGTGGCTACGTGCGCATACTCGTGGCTAACCGTGAGTCACAGGCAGACATAGCACTTGATGCTGCTGGACTAATGGAACTGCATAGAAGGATTGTCATAGCAAGAGGACAGGTGGGAAAGTAAGTGCGTATAGGTTTCATTAGCGAGGACTTCATCCTCTCAGGTACCCGCCTGATACCGGGAGGGTGCGGTTACTACCGATGTATGTTGCCGATGAATGCAGCAGGACCGCTCGCTAAGTTCGGACCACCTGCCTTCACTGCTGAGATGGGCTTCGGTGTACGCACGGACAAGGATCATGCACAGTTCGGCTTCGATACTGTTGTGATGAAGATGATGATGGCACGCTGGGTACCGGAGCAGATGCGGATAGCCAAGTCACTGGGTCAGCGCCTCATCGTGGATGTGGATGACCACTACGACGGGCTGCATGAGTCCAACCTTGCCTATCGTAACACCGATCCATCCTTCAACAAGATCAGTAACCGTGAGAACCTGAAGGCAGTGCTCGCTGAAGCGGATATCGTCACCGTGAGTACGCCATTCCTTCGTGATTACTACGAGGACAAGATGAACAGGGTTGTCATGGTTCGCAACGGCATCAACCCGAACCAGTTCCCTGCCCGCAAGGTGACCAACACTAAGCCTGTCATCGGATGGGCTGGGTCACTGGGTTGGCGGAGCAACGACGTAGAAGAGGCACGGGGTTGGCTCTCAGACTTCCTTGAGGAGCACGACCTGCGCTTCCACCACTCAGGGGACATGGAGGGTATGCCCACCTTTGCTGAGGTAGCAGGCGTGGACCCTGCCCGCGTGACCACCACACCTATGGTTCCCTTGAGCCGTTACCATGAGTCGATGATCTTTGACATTGGCATCGTCCTATTATCGGACATCCCGTTCAACTATGCCAAGTCCACGATCAAGGGCTTGGAGTATCTGGCATCCAACATACCGTTCGTATCGTCGTACTCACCTGAGTATGAGCGACTGGCAGAGATGGGAGTAGGGCATGTGGCGTACACGCCAGAGGATTGGAAGCGCCATTTGGAGGATCTCCTTGTGTATAAGACCCGTAAGAAAGAGGCAGCGGTACAGCGTAACCTCGTCCTCAAGGACCACTCGATAACAGCCCGTGCCCATGAGTGGAAGGCTTTGTTTGAGGAAGGGGTGGGTCACCACGCGGATATCCCCACCCGAAAGGTACAATACATTTATGTTTAGAACATTTTCTGACATCAAGGGAATCCATCACAGCGAGGACATCTACGTCCTAGGCTCTGGTCCTACTCTGGACTACATCAACCCTAGATTCTTCATTGACAAGGTAGTCGTGGCTACCAATGGGGTAGCGGATCGTCTGGGCCTGTACGATATAGCCCAAGAGGTCTACACTCACGGCCACTACCACGAAGAAATGCTGGAGTTGGCACGTAGGTACCCTGACTACCAGTTCGTCGCTCCAGAGGGCGACAGGGGCTTCCTAGGGGTACCTGAGGACCGCTCATTGCCCAACCTGTACTACTACAAGCACGTACCTACGGATTACAACTTCGATGTGAACCGATCATGGGTAGACGATGGTCTTATCGTTGGTTCCACCAGTACACATGGCTCCATGCACCTCGCCGCTCACATGGGGGCGTGGAACGTGATCCTTGTGGGCGTGGACTGCGGGACCATTGACGGTGCGACGAACCACAAGGGCTACAAGTCAGGCAACCTTGCCACTGCTGACCCGATCCCGTTCCTGACCAGATGGAATGATCATCTGATTGCAGTGAAGAACAAGTTAGTGGAAGAGTATGATGTAAACGTATACAGTCTCAACCCGTGGGTGAACCTGAACCTAGAGGGACACACCTTCAGGGGTGCCAGTCGTGCTGGCCTGTGCCGTACGTGTGGCATGGAATGCGCAGACCTGCACTAATGCAGTGCATCTGTCAGGACGATCTGTTCGCAGGCGAATGCCCCAAGGCTTGCCTCATCCGCTGGGTCAGCGAGACCACGGAGCCTCTCCACCTAGACGCTCCACCATCTTCTCCAGATTCCGCTCTTCCCGGCGACGAATAGTGCGGTCGGATACGTCCCACTGTGCAGCCACTGCGTCGATAGGCATACCGCCATCCTTGTACAGCGCCTCCAGTAGATCACGCTGCTCTTGTGGCAGCGAGAAGAAAGCCTGACGTACGTCTGCCACCATCGCAAGGCGGTTGTTACCCTCAGCCGGACGGGACGGGGCACGTACCTCACTGGAGGACACGGACGAACCGCTAGCCCAGTCATCCTCATCGAAGATGTCAGGGAGAAGTTCACGGATCATCTGTGCGTTGTAGTAGAACGAGTCACCTTGATCCAGACCTGAGCGGAGACGACGTTCCTTAGCCAAGATCGTAAGACAACGCTGACGGCAGGCGTTACGGAGTTTGTTCTGACCGTGCCTGCCCTGCTCTGACCACTGCGCAACCTTGTCGATGTGCTCTACCATCCACAGGTTAGCCTCACCGATGAGGTCGGCGGGATCGACAAGGCCACGACCTGAGCGTGCAGCAGACAGCGCACCCTGACGGGCGATGCGCAGTTCCTTGTCCGTGATCTCTACCATGTCCACTGCTGCCCTTCGATGACGAACGAACGCTTCTGGATAGGGATGGGTACGGGAGTGACTGTCTTGCCCTCCACGTACAAGATACCGAAGCCTGACTGCCAGTTGTGAGTCTTGGCATACAGCGCCTTGCGCATATCCATGAGGTTGCCTACCTCAAAGCCGAACAGGGTACGGGTGTGCTTACCGTTGACACCTGTCGTGTATGGCTGAAGGCCAAGGCGATGCGTATGACCACAGGCTACCGACATGCCCACCTTCTTGACCAGACCAGCGGCAGTTTGACCTGCAATCTGGGACAGCCCTGCCTCATCACCGTGCAGGACAACCCAGTCCGGTGCTACGTTGAATGCTTCCTTATGGAAAGTGATGTTCAGTTCCGGCAGGCGAAGGAAGTTCTCCAACTCCAGTTCGGGTACACCCAGCAGACCGGGCAACCTGCGCATCACAGATGCGAACAGCCTGTCGGTGTGGTTGGATCGGATAACGTGGTTGACCTGCAAGTCCTTGAGGATCTGAACCGTAGTGTCACGGTCCCTACCCATGCTGCGCTCGTACTCCAGCGGTGTTCCCTGCGACCAGCGTCCGATTGTCTGGAAGTCCATCTCATCGCCCACTGTCACGACGATATCCTCTGGACCCTTGATGTCCTCAATGGCCTGAGCCACGGCATCTACTGCCCGTGCATCATGGTAGGGCACCTGCAAATCACTGATCAGGAACACACGCTTCATGCTTTGGACTCCAATCGGGTTTTCCACCGTGATAGTTGTACATCCATGAAGGCTAGGTAGTTCACTGCATCCGCAATCTCATCGCGCATCTCATTGATGAGGCGGTGCATGTCCATGTCTTCGAACGCCTGCTTACCGCCACGGTCGTACTGGATTTGACCTACACCAGTAAGGCGAAGGCGTGCGTACGTACTGAACCTGCGCTGGGCTTCAGCCAGTTCGTCAGTCGTGATGCCGTAGGCGGGGTGCTTGGCCTGCATCACTGGGATCGAACCTTCAAGGTTATCGTCCCTGAGTCCCTGCTGTGGGAGGAGATCACGAAACCCATCCCACGTAGATGCCGAAGGATTGTATCCCAATCCGCTACGCTCATTGTCATCCACGATCATCCACCTTGTCGTTTAACTTGGCACGCCATGCACGTTCATAGCGTTCTGCTGCAATCCACGTTACCACAGCAATGCTGCCATATGCTGCCAAAAAGGTCAGCAACACGATGGTTGCCACATCAATCCAACTCATAGACCAGCCCTCTTCCTGATTCCATCTGGCCCTTCTGCCAGAAAGACCTCATTGACATCAAGACCATCCGGCATGGACACAACCATGGCTACGTCAATAGCCTGCATGATCTTCTTGCCCATCTCCCTGCCTGCCTGATCCCCGTCAGCGAGGACGATGACCTTGCGGTAATCGGCAAAGGCTCTGGCATACCACGACTTCCACGATGCGGCACCGGGCATACCCACTGCTGGGATACCACACATGGAGTGGGTGATGATCGTGTCCATCTCCCCCTCGCATACGGCGATGACATCGGAGTCAATCTGGAATGCAGGAACGTTATAGATGTGCTGCTCTGCGCCACTGCGGGACATGTACTTAGGGGAGTCGTCCGGTCTAATCGCTCTAAACCTCAGGTCTACTACACCTGTGGGTGTGATGTAGGGGATTGCAAGCCTGCCCACGTACTGCTCATGCCCGATCATAGGGACCGCTACGTAACCTAGAAGGTGTGTATACGCTGCTTCTGGAAGAATACCGCGACCCTGAAGATACTCCGCTACGTGTCCTACCTGAGCGTGGTACGTCTGAGTCGCTTCCTCCAGTGATCTCCTCGCATCTACGGACAGCATCTCTGTAGCCTAACCCTTCATAGTATTTGATAACGTCTATCGCATCCCCGCCGAAGTCACAGGCTAGACACTTGACCCTACCAATATCAAAGTTGATACGTGCGGAAGCGTGCGAATCTCCATGCTCTCCACACTTCACTGACTGCCAACCGCCACGGGGATTCGGCAACGACCAGCCATGCTGCTCCAGCACCGGCCAGATGTCGAACCTCCTGTCGGTACTCATCTTGCCACAAATCCCTTGGAACACTCAGGGCACATGTGCCGAATCTCCTCGCAGTATCCTTTACTGTCTATAATCTCGTAAGCAACCCACTTTTCTGATGGCCTTAGGTACATTGGATAACCAACATGCCCATTTCGCAAGTCAAGAAGCCCACACCCGTTGCACTTGAAGCCATGCACCTCAGTCATTCTTCCTCCAGTGCCTTACTCCACGCTTCGATAGCACGCATCTTTCCGTAGTGCGTACCCATCACGTATGAATCATCGATTGCATCATACACATTGAAGCCGATAATGAAAGAAGCAACGGCGTGTCGTACCCGAACAATCCAGTAGATCATGTCAGTCCGTTCCACTTGAGTAGGTTCACGAAGTCTTCCAGAGTGAGCGTGACCCTGCCTTCACCTGTACTCTTCTGCCGGGTCTTTGTCACTACCACACCGTGTGTTGTGGTGTTGTACTTCTTGTCGTAGTTCTCTGCCTCAACAGCAGCCTCACGCAGATACTCAGCCATGGCACTAGACTTAGTGTTCTTGGCTTCGATGACAATGACGTTGCCATTCTTCAGTTCCACTGCCACATCACCGATGTCGTTAGCACCAGCACGAGGCAGGCGCCTAGCCTTGACGCCAACGTCATTCAGGTACGCCTCGATGTCCGACTCCCACCGGCTACCCTTGGCCTTGTTGTACTGGCTCATACGCCGTAGTCCTTCAGCATCATAGTTTCGGGAGCGTAGTCCATCCACACTGCCGTCTTACCTGTTGCATCAGCAGGACCGTAGCGGTTCTTGACCGCCGCTGCTGCCATCAAACCGGGCTGGGCAGAAGAGAGGGTAACGATGAGTGAGGGAACTTGTGCGATCTTGCCGTGCAGTGCAGCACGGGGAGGACACGGGTAACCCTCGTACCCTTCGGAGGTGTGGTGCAGGATGAGGAATGCTGCTCCCGTATCCCTACTCCACCACTTCACCTCACGCATGAGTGAGCGAAGCGAGGAGAACTCGTCTCCAGAGTCGAAGGCCACATCCGTGGCGTTGTCGATGACGATGAACGACGGCGGCTCACCGTAGACAGTGGTGAACGTGTCGATCTCCGCGTCGATGGTGCCCAGTGTGGGCTGACCATCCTCGTTCCATTTGATATGACCGCCGCGAAGCATCGCTTCGATCACCCAATCCTGTGCCCAGAACTCCTTGCCCATCAGGTCTGACTGGTTCTTCACGCTTGCCAGCGGGATGCCGGTAGCCATCGACACGATGCGAACGGACTGCGTCGTGCGGCTGGAGTCAGCCGAGAAGTACAGGGTCGGGAGTCCACAGTGGTACGCCACCTTCAGCGCCACCGTGGACTTCCCGATCCCCGGAGGACCAGCCATCATGGCTAGGTCTCCCCGCCAGAACCCGATCCCTGCGTCCACCCACGACTTAAACGGCAGTGGGACTGGCTCTCCAGCATGCTACGTGCGGAGCATCGCCTTGTGCAGGGACTTCATCTAGCCTCATTTCGATGCGAACACGTTCACGGTGTACTCGGGCTCAGCGAGGGTGGCGTGCTCAAGGCTGAGGTGGAACTCGGTGTAGCCCTCGTCCTCCAGCAGTTTCACTCGCCGGGCGGCTGACTTGAGTGCACCCGCAAGGGTGAAGTCGAACGCGCAGTACTGCTGCGGCTGCATGGCGTACGCGTGGTACGCGATCTTCTTAGTCATGCTCAGCCTTCCTGAAAGTTGTT